ACCAAGCCAGGCACGACATCGATTACGGTGCAGGGCGCCTATTCGGCGTCACCGAATGCCAATCACCCATCAAGCCAGGCGCCAGGGACACCGCCGACTATTACTGGCCTGGTGCCGGCGACCACGGCGGGTACTGGTGGCACCATGAACCTGACCGTCAATGGCACCGGCTTTCAGGAAAGCAGTGTGGTCAATGTCGGCGGGGTGCCGAACACTACCAATTACGTCTCGCCGACGCAGTTGCAGGCCATCAACGCCCCGAAGCGCACCTCGGCCGGTACCACGCCAATTACGGTAGTGACTAACGGGGTGGCGACCGCGGCCACCAACTGGACTTTCACCTAAGGAGAGCGACATGACTACAGAAGTAAAACACGACCCCCCGAAGTATGAAGCCCCGAAGCCGGACCCCAAGAAAGGTAAAGCAGGTGAAGAAGAAGTGTGGGATCCGCATCAGGTCAATCCGTCAGAGGGCTCGATCAATGAGCCGCTGCCGGAGAATGAGGCTAAGCACCGCGCGGTGCCGGACGAGCCGAAGAAGAAATAGCGGTGGGCTGGCCAGTCAACACGGTGGCGGCGGGCGGCTTGCCCGTCATTGACGCCACGGCAGTGGCGCCGATGTCTGGTAAGTCGGTGATCGAGGCGCCGGCCGGTTACGGTGTCGCCGTGACCAAGGTAACCAATGGTTTTGGCATGCCGGTCATCTATGTCAGTCCTCCACTGTTACGGTCTACGGCGGTGAAGGCTGATGTCGGACTACCTCATGCGGCTCGTTCCCATGGGGTGGATCCCGATATTTTGGACGAGCAGATAGCTGAAGCGATCGACGATGGCGATGTCACCATTCAACATTGAAGGAACAAGGCGATGTTGAGCAGGCCGGAAATTGGAACACGTGAACACGTTCTGCTGTGGCTGGGGAGTAAGGACCCAAACGCGAGGTATCAATGGGAGCACCCAGAGCGCTGTCCGTGCGGGCAATACCGCCGGGAGCATCGGGCTGAATGGATAAATCAGCTTTCGGTATTAGCGGAGCAGCAACCTCGTACATGGGGCGCGCTGTATGAGCGAGCTTACAATGACCTCGTCGGCTGACATTGAACTGATCGAAATCGAGCCCGGACTGTGGGTTGTTAAAAGGCTGCATTTAACTCCTGCAAGATCCGATCTGCCGTTGCCCTACGTGATTTCGGACATTATGGAACCGACCGAGCAGGTTGACGGCAAATTTTATACTTCTAAACGTCAGTTCCGCGCGGTGGGAAAAGCCCTTGGATTGACCGAGGTGGGGAATGAAAAACCTAAGCCGAAGTGGCGATCAACGGATTTATCTGAAGTCAAGACCGCTCGACGACGATCAATTAGTAAGGCTGTGGAGCGATACGCTGCGGGACATCGCAGCAAAAGCAAAGAAATTGTTGGAGGTGAGAGATGAGTCCGAGCAAGAGTCCAAAGCAAAAACGCTTCATGGCTGCCGCCGCTCATTCGCCAAAATTTGCTATGGCGGCAGGGATCAGTCAGGCCGCGGCAAAGGAATTCAACAAAGCAGATACGCGTAAGGACAAGGCAAAGACCAAGCCCATGACACAGCGTGGCCGTAAGGGGTGTTAATTTTACGGTCAAAATGACGGTGCTCGGCACACCCTAGCATTTTGACCGTTCTTCTTCGGAGGAACCGATGTCAGACGTTACAGTCGCGCAGCCGAGCGCGACACAGGAAGCCGCGACTCCAGTCAATGAAGTCGTCATTGATCAGAGCCAGGTCTCGTTGCCGAACCCGGTCGGCGATCAGGCCCCGGACCGGCCGCAGGGTGAACGTCACTCGACCCGTAGGGAGGCGCTGGATGCGGCTTACGAGCGGGCCGCCAATCCCCAGCGGGCCAAGGCCAAAGCCCCTGAGCGGGCTCCTGCGCAGCCTGCAGAGGCCAAAGTCGGGCACAACCAGCCGCCGGAAGAAACCGAAAAGTTCGACCTGAAGAAGCGGCCGGCGGATCAGCCGCGCGGCGAGCGGGGACAATTCGCGCCACGCGAACAAACTCGGAACTCGAATTTAACTTACGTGTCAGAACAAAGCGGAACACACCCGCAACGGCAGCGAACGTTGCCAAAGCACGCGCCGTATTATGACCCGCCGCAGCGGATGGCAGAGCACGCCAAACGGGACTGGGACACCACGCCGGAATCGGTGCGCGGCGAAGTTCACCGCATGCACACTGAATTTCAGGGCGCTTATCAAAATATGCGCGCCGATCATGACGAGATGAACCGGATCCGACCGTTCCATACTATGGCGCAGCAGCACGGCACCACGCTGGCGCAGGCGCTGAATAATTACGTCACCATGGAACAAAAACTCAGGGTTGACCCGATCGGCGGCCTTGACCTGATTGTTCATAATCTCAATCTGATCGATCCCGGCACCGGCCAGCGTCACACCCTTCGCGAGATTGCCTATTACGTCCTGAGTCAATCGCCGGATCAGTTGAAGTCCACCCAGCTCGGTAATGCCACCTCGGCGGCCCAGCACCAGATTGGTGCATTGCATCAGGAAGTCACGGGGTTGAAAAACGCCCTCAACCAGATGCATACTCAGCAACAATACAGCTACACCCGGTCGGCGGTTGACCATTACGCGGCCAGTCACCCCCGGTTCGATGAACTCGGAGACCTGATCGAGCAAGAGCTGAAGTTCGGCTGGGACCTCGATCAGGCGTACATGCGGGCTGAACTGCTCCGACCAGCCACCCACGCGGCTCAGACCCGCACCCCATCGGCTCAGACCCGACCCACCGATCGAAGCATCCACGGTGCCCCTGTTGTGACTCCCTCAAACGGAGCAACGCGGCGTGGACCTCCGCCCGGCCGCCGTGAATCCCTGGAAAACGCCTACGACAGCGTATTCGGGAAACACTGAGTTCTGACATCGATATGGGGAGCCAATCATGGCCAACATCGCCCCGCTGTCGCAATATCAACAGATATTGTCGATGGCCTTAGAAGACCGTTCATCATCTTATCAGGATCTGGTTTCTTCCAATAATGCACTGCTTGCAGTGCTTCGCCGCAAGGGACTCTGGCATACCTATAGTGGTCCAAAGATCAGACAGACACTACAGATTGCAAAAAATACCGCTCAGTGGTATTCTGGATACGATCAGCTATTGAACCCATCACTGGATCTGTTCAACGACGCCTACTTTGATCCGAAAATGGTCGTCGTTCCTGTCATCCTCAGCATGCAGGAAATTTTGAACAACCAGGGCAAATCACAACTGATGGACGTGATGGATGCCTACATGGCCGCAGCCGAGCGCGCGCTCGAAGATGCCATGGACGTCGGACTCTACTCTGATGGCACCGCTAATGGCGGCAAGCAGATCACTGGGCTCGCCACTGCTATTCCGATCATTCCGACCACCGGCATCTATGGTGGCATCGATCGCTCATCGGCAACGCTGTGGCAAACCAAAACCTACGACGCCAATGGCATGAACGCGGCGATCGGCACCCAGGTGACATCGGCGACCATTCGACCGTTTCTCAACAGCGTCATGATCAAGCAAAGCCGCGGCAAGGACTATGCGGATTTGCTGATCATGTCGCCAGAGCACTACGCGGCCTACGACGCCGCTACGGTCGCCATCCAACGCCAGACCAACGAGACCTCACTCGGCAAGTTGGGCTTTACGGCGCTGGAATATATCGGCGGGGGAAAACGCGCCGAGATCGTGCTCGACGGCGGTTATGGCAGCAACATCCCGGCCAACACCACATTTGGCATCAATACCGACTCGCTGCGGCTGCGCTATCACCCGGAGCGCAATTTCGACAAGCTGTTCGATGGCGAAGGCCAGATGCCAATCGATAAAGATGCGGTGGCCCAGTTTGTTGGCTGGATGGGCGAACTCACCATGACCAATCCGATGTTTAACTGGAGGTTTTATGATTCTAACCCTGCAGCCTGATGCCGAACGGGCTGTGGCGTGAAGGGCCGCCCCTGCGTTGGATTAACTTCCCGAGCGCAGGGGTGAGCCTGAATTAAATCATGGAGGCAAGAATGAGTCTGTACGGCAATCGAGATCCTGACGCGACGCTGGTGCCGCTGTTCAAGTATCTGGCGGTAAAGAACGAAGCGCTGTCGATGCAGGCGGGACGTCCGGTGTTTGACGATTGGGAGGTGGTGGAAATCCATCGCTCCGGCAGCAAGGATTTTGGGGTTTATCCGGCGCTGGCGATGGCGGGATGGGTGGAAGACCCGGTGACCCGCGAAAGCACCATGGTCACCTACGCCGAGCGTTTCAGGCATCAGTACCAGCAGTTCAAGGCCCAGGCTAACCAGACCAAGAGCGGCACGCCGCTGGCGCACGCGCCATTTCTGACCGAGGCGCGGCGCGCCGAGCTGCGCGCCCAGAATGTCTATACCGTGGAGGCGCTGGCCGCGATTGACGGCAATGAACTAAAAAACCTCGGGCCGTTCGGCCGCGAGATGAAGAACAATGCCGCGGCCTATATCGAGCAGAGCCGGCAACAGGTGCCGGACTTGCAGATGCAGGCCGAGCTCGAAGCCATCAAGGCCCGCAATCAGTTGCTGGAAGAAGACGTTACCCGATTGAAGGAAGCGCAGAAGCTAGAGGCCGGCTACGACGGCATGTCGAACGATCAGCTGCGGGAATTCATCACCCAGCGTTCGGGACAGGCGCCGCTCGGTTCGGTACAGCGCAAGACCTTGATTCGCATGGCTCAACAATGTGATCCGGATGCGGCATGACCTTATTGTCGGTGGTGCAGGATGTCTGTCTGACCGTTGGCGTAACCTCGCCGGGTTCGGTGTTTTCCGGCATCAGCGCCAACCGCACCATGCAGGAGATGCTAAGCCTCGCCAACGAGATGGCGAGACGGATCGCCAGCGATCAAAGAGAATGGAACAAACTGAAGAAGATTAATGTTTTCACCGGCGATGGCGTCACCACGACATTCAGCTATCCGGTCAATTTCAAACGCATGTTGCTGAACGGCAATGTCTGGCGCTCGACATCGGCACTGCATCCGATGGTTTTCACTCCAGACCTTGATGAGTGGATCCAGCGTCGTGCCATGAACTGGTTCAATGCCTGGGGCGAGTGGACCAATATCGGCGGCCAGATGGTGATTGCGCCGACACCTGGCGCCGGGGTTACCGTGACTTTCCCCTATCTCGACAAGAATTGCATTACGCTGGCGTCGGGTGGTGTCGGTGACAGTTTTGCGTCTGATAGCGATAGTTTTTTGTTAGGCGACAGAATTCTGAAACTCGGCATGATCTGGCAATGGAAGGCCCAGAAGGGCTCGCCCTATGCCGAGGATCTTTCCACTTATAATGACCACTTGACCTATCTGCTTGGCAACGACACACCGTCGCCGATCCTGATCGGCCGTGGACCGATTTCGCAGGCGTGGATCACCACAAATATTGCCTATCCGTATCCGGTACCTACGGGGGCGCCATGAGCCAGCATCAGGCATTCCGGCGCCAGGCCGTTCCGGATCAGGTGGCGCAGAAGTTGCAAACCACGACGCTGCCAGCGCCCATTCGCGGCATTGTCCAAAGCGAAAACTATACTTTCATGCAGCCTGGCGGCGCGATGCAGCTCGACAACTGGAAGCCAACTTTGCGCGGCTTGGCGCTGCGGGGCGGCTGTATTTTATGGAACGATCTGCATGCGCTTGATGCGCCAGCCTGGGGCAACGCGACCGCTTATACCGCAGGTACAAAAGTTTATGACAATACTGACGGCTCGTTCTGGACAGTGGCGGTTAATCATACCAGTGCGGCGTCGCCGACGACGTTTCCAGCCGATCGCACAGCGCATCCAACCTATTGGAGCAATGCCAGCTCAACCGTGACCAGACTGCCGGTGATTTCGGCCTTTCAATATGTCAGCGGCGCCGTGTCACGAATGTTTGCCGCCAATGCCAGCAAACTGTTCGAGATCACCGCCTTCGGCTCGCCGACCTTGGTGAAGTCCGGTCAGGCCAGCGGCAACTACTGTGTCTCGCAACTGGCTACCCAGGGCGGTGACTGGTTGCTGGCGGTCAACGATGCCGGTGACCCGCCGCTGCGGTTCAATGGCAGTACGTGGGCAACGCTGGCCACCACGACACCGGCGGCCTGGATTGTTAGTACGGTCTACGCGGTCAACGCCCGTGCGCTCGATGCCACGGACAATTCGCGCTGGAAATGCGCAATAGGACACACCAGCGGTACCGGCACATTTGCGGCAGATCGTGCCGCGCATCCGACCTTCTGGGTGGCGGATTCAGCCACTGATGGCATTGGTTACCTGGTGGGGCCGCCAGGAACGACGGTCGTCAATGGCGGCAACCTTGTCTACGTCTGGAAGTATCGCAATCGATGGTTTTTCATCGAGGGCGGCAGCATGAACGCGTGGTACCTGCCGACCAATACGGTAGGCGGACAATTGAGCATGATTCCGTTGTCCGGCGCCGCCAGCAAGGGCGGCAAGCTGTTGTTCGGCGCGGCGTGGTCGGTCGACGCCGGCGACGGCATCGATGACAAGTGTGTATTTTATACCGATCAGGGCGAGGCGCTGATCTTCACCGGCACCAATCCAAGCGACGCCGCCAACTGGCGGCAGGAGGGTCGCTATTTTGTCGGCGTCCCGATGGGTATGAATGCCCATACCACGCTCGGCGGCGATCTCCTGATTGCTACCGTTGACGGTATTGCGCCGATTTCAGCTGCCATCACCAAGGACTCCGGGCAGCTTGAACTGGCGATGATCACCAAGAATATTCGCCAGATGTGGCGCAACACGGCACTGGTCAACAATATCTTGCCGTGGACACTGCAGCGCTGGGACGAGTATGGCGGCATGTTCGCGAGTTGGCCGGGTGGCGCGGTTGGCAATCAGTATTGCGGCGTGGTCAATACCGCGACCGGCGCCTGGTGTCGTTACAGCTGGGATGTAGTGTGTTTTTGCCGGATGCGCGGTGACATGTTTTTCGGCACCCAGACCGGTTTCATCATGCAGGCTGACCGCACCGGCTACGATAATGGTAAGCCGTATACTGCCATCATGGTTGGCGGCTGGGAGATGTTTCAGTCGCCATCACAGACCGTGACCTGGTTTCAGACCCGCGCGTCATTTGTCGCGCTGCCTACCGAGCCATTCAATCCGCTGATTTCTGCTGCTGTCGATTACAACATCACCTTACAGACGCCGCCCAGTCCGGGGCCGGATCCCGGGGTGCTGGATGTCTGGGATCAGGGCTTGTGGGATAGTGCGAAGTGGGATGCGACTGCGGCCAATCTGACAACGGTGAGGCATACCGGCTGGGTATCGGTTGGCGCTACCGGTTACTCGCATGCGCCGATCGTTCAGGTTGTGGTAGCGCAAAAAGCCAGTCCCAGTGTGGAATTGATTTCGCTGGCAGCGACCTACAATGTGGAAGGCGTCAATGTCTAAGGAGTAAGAAAAAATGGCGGCATCGTCGGCCTCATCGGCAGCGTCCTCCGCGCCCGCAACCGGACCTGCGTCAGCCGCCAATGCCGGCTACTCGTTGCCGGCGGCGATTGCGCTGGCCGAGGCCGCACAAGGCGCCCCGCCGCCGGCGCAGCCTGACATCTATCAAGCTTACAAGCAGCAAGGCGCGATGGGCGATCTGTTCGCGCCGGCTTACATCGCCGGATATAAGCCTTCGCAGGATGCCGTTGCCGCCTGGAATGCCGCGCACAGCATGAGCCGCGCTGATGTCGACGCCACCGCGATGCCGGGTGCATGGCAGCCGCCACAGGCGCGACAGCCCAATTTTGGTGGTCCTGGTGTGCCGCTCCCCAGCAATCAAATCTATGGTGACAGCATGGTGGATCCGGCGGCACTGCGGGCCCAGGCACAAGGTACGCCTTACGATCCCACGGCGCGCCGTGCCGCCATCGCGCAGCAGGTGGCAAAAAACCAGGCGGCACAGGCTAGCTTCAATGATCAATTGCAGGCTTACGCGCAGGCGCATCTGCAGCGCTACGGTTATCTGCCGACCATGGTCAACGGCTCTTATCCCGGGCTGACGGCGGCGCAGAATGGCGTGACGTGGGGCCAGACTCAGCCAGTACCGTTCGGGAGTTGAGCCATGGTGGATGTCAGCGGCATTCCCAACATGGGTTTTGGTGGCGGCGCCTACTTCGCCGGCAATCCAAATTACGCGGCACAGAACAACGCCAACCTGAACTACGTCAACAACGCAAGCCAAGCTTCTTATAACCCCGCTACGCTGTATGGTGGCGGCGGCTTTGGCAGTCTGACGGATTATTATTCCGGAATGGGCGCGGCTTACGGTCGTGCCACCGGCTATTACGGCGACCCCTATTCTTCAACTCCGGTGTCGCCGGCTGCGAGTTACGGCATTTATGGTGGTGATACTTTTGGCGGCAATCAAGCTGCTACATTTGATCAGCGGTGGTCTGATCCATATACCGGCGGAATGTTGAGCCCCTATAATTGGAGCACCAATCAAAGTGCATTTGATCCCAATACCTACGCTCCTACCCCAAGTGGTGGCAGCGCTACTATGGAGCCATACTCAGGTTCACCTGGTGGATTGTATTATGGCGGCGGTGGTTCTCCGTTTGGTCAAGGCGGTGTCGATCCGTATTTTGGTACCACGGGAGGCGGCAGTCCTCCTGTCATGGCTTGGGGTCAGGAGCAGCCCTGGCTCAGCGGAGCCGCTCAGCAATATCTGCAGGCCAACCCCGATGTTGCGTCTGCTGCCTCATCGTCCGGTATGGATCCGCTGCAGTATGCGGAGCAGCACTTCCAGAATTACGGCCAGAACGAAGGGCGTCAGGGATTTGGACTCGTTGGTAGTCCGTCTCAAACGGCCACTGGCCCTGCGGCGGCATATTTTGCTGCCAATCCAGATGTGGCTGCCGCAGCTGCGGCATCCGGGATGGATCCCAATTTGTATGCAGAAAAGCACTACGTTAATTATGGCTTCGATGAAGGTCGCGCCGGGATGGGGCTGACGGCAAACCCAGAACAGCAGTATCTAAGCGACAATCCTTATCTCAAAACTGCAACCCAACAATATTTTGCCGCCAACCCTGATGTAGCTGCCGCTGCGGGGAGTTCAGGGATGAACCCTGAGCTATTTGCGGAGCAACACTACCTGGACTATGGCCAAAACGAAGGACGCGGCGGCTACGGACTGGGGATAAGCCCCGAGGATCAGTATCTGATTGCCAATCCCGACGTTCTGCGCGCGGCGCAGGCGGCGGGCGGAAATCAGGAGCAATTCGCCAACCTGCATTATGTGCAGTATGGCCAAAACGAGGGGCGTAATTCATTCGGCATGGCCGATTTCGTCAGTCCTAGCAATGATTACAACACTTTCCAGCAAGGGGCGACGCCCACTCCGTGGTGGCAAAAGGGCGGAGGCAATAACCCTGATGTACTGAGTGGGGTTAAATCCACTGCCGGTTCGCTGGGAATAGATCCGGCAGCTCTCGGAGCCCTATTCCAGGAAGAGAGCAATTGGAATCCGAGATCGAATATGTATGGCAACTGGGGTCTGGGGCAGATGTCAAGCGGTCAGTTCAAAGATGCTGGCGGTACCTTGGGCGGACTGACCTTCCAGCAATATCAACAAGCTTCTCCTGCTGACCAGATCTACTCCTATAACGACATGGCCGCTCGTGCCCTGGCTCGCAATCCGGGTCTTGTTCTTGGCCAATACGACGTTCCTATACAGTATAGCGTGTTGCAGGCCCTTAACTTCAATCCAGTTGCAACCGCTAATGCGCCGTGGATGGCAGGTCTTCTGCGAGGCGACACGACAATTCCTATCCTTACTGGCGCTACAGCAGCGGCGCAGGCCAGGGATTTGCGTGATGCTAACGGCAATGTCACGCTAAACAGCATAGCTGCGGCCTACAATCAAAAGGCGCGTTAGTAGTAGGTATGAAGCAACTATTGAGGGATTGGATAATGCATAGCGTAGCAATGTTTCCCGTCTTTACTGGACCGGCCTACGCCAATATGGCCGATACCACAATATCCCTGCGTCTTCAGTTTTTTCAGCAATTGGTCAACGGTAGGGCATGCTTTCTTAATTTCCTCAGCGGGATGTTGAGCCGGATCGGCTTGGTAACAAAGGAAGTATGCCTTGTGGAGGGCGTAGATATCTCGCAGCACGACTGTCGGAATTGGCTGTTTAGCAGCAGCGGCCGGTACTGCCAAAACAAGCAGTGCCGCCGTGATTATGAGGGATTTCATGATTTGTCTCTTGGAATGGTGATGACAAAATAGGTTTAAAGCTGATGCTCGGTTACGTTTACGGACATGATGCAGCGGTTTGCGATTTTGTCTCGCAGATGATTCCGTCGTGCCGGATGCTGGGTTTTCCGGATACTTCGAAGGCGATTGGCGTGGTTGAGGATGGTCGGCTGATTGCTGGCATTGTCTATCACAACTGGGACCCGGCAGCCGGTGTTATCGAGATTTCGGGCGCGGCGCTACCGCATAAATACTGGCTTTCACGTGAAACATTGCGACGGATGTATCAGTATCCGTTTTTGCAAATCGGCTGCCAGATGGTGGTGCAACGCAATCCGGCCGAGAACGAACAGTTGCTCTACATCCTAGCAAGATACGGCTACAGCCTGATTAAAATCCCGCGGCTACTCGGTCGCGACAAAGACGGCGTGCTGGCGTGTCTGACTTACGAAGACTGGTGCAACAACAAATTCAACAAACGCCTCCGGCATCATGTTCCGGACGAGCAGATGGCCGAAGCGGCCGAGTAGGAGATTTATAATGCCGATGCTCAGCCCGATGCAGAATAATCAGCGCAATGCCATCACCCAAGCATTGATGAATGTGCAGAACCCACCGCCCAGAATGGCAGTTCCGCCAACTCAGGGGATGCGGCCAACCCCCGGCGTCGGAATGACTCCAACGCTGCCACAAGGTGCGCCGGGTATGCCGCCGGGTATGCCGCCGGGTATGCCGCCGCGTCCGCCGATGCCAGCGCCGCCGCTCGGTGGTCAGCCGCCACAGGCTGGCGCGATGCCCGGTCCGGTGCCCAATCTGGGCGCGCAGCAGCCGATACCGATGCCGCCGCAAGGCGCGCCGCAAATGCCGTTACCACAAACCCCGCAGGCCGGTGTGCCACCACCAATGCCGCCACCCGGTGCACCGGGGCAAATTCCGCCCATGGGGCAGCCGCAATAGGAGTCGATCGTGGGAAAGCCCTCAGCCCCTAGCCCGCCTGATCCGTTTGCCACCGCTGGCGCGGCGACAGCAACTAATGTCGGCACCTCGGTAGCGAATGCGTTCCTCAACAATACCAACCAGAACACGCCGACTGGCTCGTTGAACTATGACCAGAGCGGCAATTATCAATGGAGCGATCCCAATACCGGAGCCACTTATACCATTCCGCGGTTTACCGCGACCACGACGCTGTCGCCGCAGGAGCAGGCGATCCAGAATCAGAACCAGGCCGCACAGCTCAATCTGGCGGGGCTTGGCAATGCCCAGTCGGCACGATTGCCGGGGCTGTTGGCCAACAGCGTTAATCTAGGCGCGGCGCCGGCAGCAGGACAGGCCAGCACCATTGCCGGCACACCAGGGCCGCAGACTCAGATCGACACTAGCGGCCTCGCCAACGCCAGCAATATCACCAAAACTTACGGCGATGATCCGACTTTCAGTCAGGCCGGTATTCAGCAAGCCCTGATGGGGCAACTGCAGCCGCAACTCGATATTCAAAAGCAGCAATTGCAACAGCAACTGGCCGACCAGGGCATCGGATACGGGAGCACGGCGTACAACAACGCCTTTACGCCGTTCAATCAGCAAGAAAATAACGCCTGGCTACAGGCTGTCACTGGCGCGACGCAGCAGCGCGCCACCGAAATGGGCATTCAGCAGCAGCAGGCCGGGTTCCAGAATGCGGCGCAGGGGCAGGCCTTTCAGCAGGCCGCCACCCAGGGCCAATTCGCCAACACCGCGCAGCAGGCACAATTGCAGCAAGCCGAGGCCGCCTTCGGCGCCCAGAATACGGCGCGCAATCAGTGGCTGACCGAGCAGTACGCGGCGCAAAACGCTCCGATCAACCAGATCACCAGCCTGTTGTCGGGTACTCAGGTTTCCAACCCCAATTTTGTCAACACGCCGTCCAACCAGATCCCAACTACCGATGTCGCCGGCCTGATCAACAACCAATTCAACCAGAACATGCAGGTCTACCAGCAGCAGAGTCAGAACTACAATTCGCTGATGGGCGGCATTTTGGGGATGGTCGGCGGCGCCGCCAAGCTCGGCGCGTCCGACCGCCGCCTGAAAGACAACATCAATCGGATTGCGACGGTGTTTGCAGCAACGCCGACCGGGCAAAAGAAGCAACTGCCGATCTATCAGTACAATTTCAAGGCCGATCCGACCAATACGCCGCATGTCGGGCCGATGGCGCAGGATGTTGAGCAGATCGATCCGAGCGCCGTCACCGAGATCGGCGGCATCAAGCATCTCGATCACAGGCAGGTCATGGGTTCAATCTTGAGGGCAGGGTGATGCCGGGACTTATGCAACGATTGCCCATGCTAGGCAGCATTAATTCGCCGCAGACACCACAATCTGTAATGCGCAACAGAATAGCCATTCAGTTGATGGGGACACCACCAGCCCCAGCGCAAAATCCGATACAGACTAGTTTTCAGGCGCAACAGCAACAGGCACAGCAGGCTGAGTATGCTCAGCAATTACAGGACGCACAGGACGAGCGTGATAAATATTATGCACAAAGGGCAGGTGTGTGATGGCTGAAGGTTTCTTCTGGGGTAATGACCCCAATGTCAACCAGCAACTGCGCCAGCGCATTGCCATGGCGATGCTGTCGCAGAAGAAAGGCTATCCAAAGACTTTGGGCGAGGGACTGGCCTCGATCGGCGACGCCATGGGCGACATCGGCATGATGCGGATGTTGCAGAGCGCGGATGTGGCGCAGCAGGCGCAAGCCAGGGGATTAAATATTGGAGGTGTAGCGCCAGCAGTCCCCCCTACGGAAAGTAACGCGCCGGAGAGTGCGGGTCAAAAATCGGCTTATGCGCCGTCTGATGACGATGTAGAGACACCAGCGTCGAAGGCGATCGACACGGCGGTTCTGCCGCCTGGCGTTTCAGCGGAAGACGTCAACGTTAATCCTAATCTAGGCGCTGACGAAATGGCAAAGGGGCAGAGGGAAGTTAGCTCGCCTCTGTCTCCCGTCATGACACCACCGCCGTCAATCACGACGCCTCCGGGAAAACAGCCGTGGTCGATGTTCGCGCCAACACAAATGAACCCACCCGGAATGGCTGTGGCACCAGCCGGCGGCAACGCGGCGGGGTTCAAGGAGCCTAATTTATCCGAAGTGCCGCCTGCGGCAACGCCAGGCCCGCAATCTTCAATTACTGGCGGGACTTATCCCACGGCAGCTGAACTTGCCGACAAAACGCGAGCGGCGGGCGAACGGTTCAACAATCCGTTCAACATGTGGCACGACAAATATGCTGCGGCGTTTGGCGGTAAGCCTGGCATGCAAATCACGCCCTATGACACACCAGCGGTTTATCCCAGCAAGGAGGCTGGCGCCGCCGGGGCTATCAAGAAAATGGCGGAAAGTCCGCAGTACTCCGGCAAGACGATGCAGGATCTGATTGGGACATGGGTAGGGCATGGCCAGAGCTATGCGCCAATCATCGAGAAGATGACTGGAATACCCCGTGATACGCCGATTACACGAGAGTTCCTGGCGTCAGACGATGGTCTGAAATTTCTCAAGGCGATGTCGCGCTATGAAACCAAGGTATCAGAACCCTATCCGCTATCTGATCAGCAATGGAAAAATGCTAGGGATACCGCACTCGGAGGGGCAGTTCCGCAGGCATCTCAGCAACAGCCAGGCCGGCAGGGCTCGTTGGATCAAACTGGCCTGTTCCATATCGCGCAAGACTCCGAGCAGCCATCAGCCTATCCGCCAACTGCGCTGTCGCGCTACAACGATAGTGCATCCGACGCGCCGCCGATTGGTGCCGTCCCTGCGCCAACTCTGGGGCGTGATGCAATTGCCAAAGCACTGATGAGCCAACAGCCCCCGGCTTCGGAGGTGCCGCAACCAAACCCTATGCAACCGCCGATCTCGCCGCTGGAGGCGATGACGGCTACTTCGCCGCCTGAGGCCGCTTCCAATCCACCAATTCCGTTCGCTGTCCCTGGCGCACAGCTGGCGCAGGCGCAAACTCCACTGCAGCCAAGAGTGCCGCCCTCTTCCGTGCCGCCTTCCGCAGGCGCGCAATCTCCGGAGTTTGGCTATGTGATGGAGAAACAACCGCCGCGGCCGATGCCGCAGCCGACGCCGCAATCGGCGCCCGAGCAGGCGGCGCAAAAGGCGATCATCGACTATCCGAACAATCCGTATGTCAAGATGAAGGCCGACCAGATCATCCAGGACGAGCAGCAGAAGCGGGCCAAGCAGGATGCGATCTTGATGGAGCAGTATCGCGCCCAGACCGAGCAGGACCGGCAACTGGAGTTAAAGCGCCAGGAGCAGATACAGACCCAGGCGCAGCGACAGGCGACAGGCGTTACGGCGACCCGAGAAGCTGACATCGCGCGTCGCTTCGGTGGTGCGGTGCCATACCAGCAATTCGTTGGAGATATGTCCAAATCATACGACGCCACGCAGCAATTGGCAAATACGTTGCCGACATTCAGGCAAGCCAAGCAAGCGTTGGCCCAGTCTTATACCGGAGCTGGAGCCGAACTAAAACTCGATGCCAGTAAGATGCTGCGCAATCTCGGTGTCCCGGGCGACTATGCGCCGGCCGTTGCAACTGAAATGTTGCAGTCGCGCATGAAGGCAATTGCTGGCGGCCTTATCAAATCAACAGTTGGGAGCCAGAATATCTCGGATGCCGATCGCGATTTCGTGGAGAAAGCCTATAGCGGTACGATCAAGATGGAGCCGGAAAGTCTACGCAAGCTCCTTGGTATTGCTGAAGATACCACTATTCGATCGGTTAATAGGCACAATGACCGGCTCCTGAGTGTAGCCAGCGATCCAATCAATGATGTCGCGCTGCGTAATCAGTATCGAGTGCCGATGCAGTACGGCGACCAAGCCGTTGCCTATCTGAAGGCCCATCCGGATACAGCAAACCTGTTTGACAGTAAATTTGGCAAAGGCCACGCGAAAGCGGTACTGGCAGGAACGCCATATGGACAATAAGAACCCTTACGATGAAGGCATATTCCCCGATCAGTCCGCACCATCTGTCGCGCCTGCGGTCAACCCATACGATGTACTGCCAACTCCGCTCGGCCCTGACACTAGCGCAATAACGAAGGCTGCCGATCAGCCCTACAGCACGTTTAACACGGTCGGCCGGATGGCGACTGATGCGCTATTTGGCATTCCCGACACAATCACTGGTATCCAGCGTGGGATGAAGTACGGCTTTAATCGAGGTCTTGACTACCTGACAGGGGAAACGCCGCCAAGTGCACAGCCACAACCGGCAATTCCGTACATCGCGCCGATCGCCCGTAAGGCTACTGGTATTGCTGAACTACCGGAGGATACAGGGATCGGCCGTATGCTCGCCGAAGGTGGTGGCTCCGCACTGATCGGCGGATTGGGATCGGCTGGCGCGCGAGGCCTCGTTCGTGGTGCGCAGGCCGTCCCTGAAATGGCCTCCATTCTCAATCCCTGGCGTCCTATCAAGAATGTTACTGAGGATGCTTTAGAGAAGTCCGGAAATAACTGGTATAATGCGCTAGATAATTTAGATGTACGCTATACTCCACAAACCGGCCCCAACATGGCCACCGCCATTGACCGGGGCGCATTTAAGCCGAGAGGGATTAGCGACGCCAATGCCGGACAAGCACTCAGTAATGTTGACCAGCTCCGCACGATCGATCCAGCGGCAAACGTCCCCTACGGCACCACCAAGGACTACATCGTCCCACGCGACATCGAAGGTGTTCGGCAAGCCCTCAATCGAACCCGTTCTCAGGCAGCGGTCCTGCCGGGCCATAGGGAGGGTGAGGCAGCCAACGTTGCCATCGCCGGCATTGATCGGTTTCTTGAAAACCCTCCAGCGAGTGCCATTCATCCGTCCAATGTTAACGACCCTACGCTCGTGGGGCCTGTTCTCGCAAACGCTCGCGGCGATACAGCCGCCGCCCATCGGCTCGGATTTCTTGCGGGAACTAGAGACGAAATTGGAACAAAATTCGCTGCCAAGCCTACCGCTAGCGCAAGCAACGAAGCCCAAGCCCTGCGCGATCGCTCCGCCGCGGCCCTGAACGCCTCGCGCGCTGGTGGCGGCCCGCTCTACGGTTTTAACGATTACGAAAGGCAACTGCTTGAGAAGGCCTCCAACGCCAGTTGGTTGGCTAGATACGGAGCCAATGCGCCAAGATCATTGACCGGACTGATGGTGCAGGCAGCTCCAGCAGGTTTTGGCTCGCATATGATGGGCCTTCCTCCCTCGGTTACTGCAGCGGCTGCTGCCGCTCTTCCGGTCAGTGAATACGCAGCAAAGAAGTTAGCCGACTGGGGTACTCGGCGGGCCTATGATCGGGCCGCAGAAGCGATCGCCGCGCGATCTCCACTGGCGCAGGGCATGGGCATTCCTGCACCGCCAACGGCTCGCTTGCTAGGGTCACCATTTGTATCACGCGATAACATCGCTGCCGCGCTGATGGCTCCGTCCGCCATGCGTCAGCCGTTCATGCCGCCACCCATCACAGTCGAGGAGCAGCAGTAATGCCCCGTGACGGTAGCAATGTGTATTCGATACCACCCGGCACCCATGGCGCACCCTCGACCACGATCGCCAGCACGCCCTACAATTCCTATGTCGATGACGTAGCCCAAGATCTCAATCTGCCGCGACCGGTCAGTGCCGGCGGTACCGGCGGCACCAGCCCGGCTACCGCGGCGATCAATCTTGCGGTCGAACAAACCGCGCAAGTGGTCACCAACTGGGATAGTCAAGTATGGATGCCGGGGTCGTTTTCAGCGGCAGTTACCGCCACGGGGATCGCGCCGGTCGCCGGTCATGCCTTCAGCGGCATCTGCTATTCGTCCGATTTGCTGCCGACGCCGCCGCTTTACACCCCGGTGCAGCAGAATATCGTGCTGAAAGCCACCGATCTTACCGACCCGGTTAACCCTGTCGACTATATCCGGGTCATGAAAGCAGGGGTCTGGAGTCCGTGGAGCCGCAGCAGCACCAGCGGCACTTCGGGATCACAGCTCGGCGAATACTCATTCGATCCCACCACCATTACATTTCCGCCGACCGCGGGACTGCTGCGGTTCAATAACGCCACGCAAAATTCCACCACTGAAATTTTCATCTCGCACCTCACGGCGAACGGCGTCGATATCACCACCTCATTGCCATTTTCGCTTAGAAAAGGCTTCAGTATCATTGTTCAAGACAAAATAGACATTACCAAATACAAGATATTCACGGCCCAAGCTGATCCAGTGTTATCCGGCGGTGATTTTCGGATACTGGTACGTCTCGCAAGTGCCGGTGTTGATCTGGTCGCTGCACATGTGCTGCTGGGAGCCAATAATGGCCCCAACATCGGCGTGATGCGGAAAAATTACATCATCAACGGCGCAATGATGGTGTCGCAAGAGAACGGCACGACGGCAGGGACGGTTAATTCGTATTATCCGGTCGATCAATTTGGACAACAATGTAATATTAATGGGATAGCGACTAGTCAACAAGTTGCAAGCTCCACGCCCGGTGGTTCTCCGAACCGTATTCGTTTCACCGCAACGACGGCGCACGCAACTGTTGCGGCGAACGACTTTCTAACTATCAATCAAGTCATTGAAGGTCTTCGAGGAGCCGATCTGCGCTTCGGTTCGGCGAGCGCTAAGACGATCATCGTGCAGTTTGGGGTTAAGGCACCGGCCGGAATCTATGGTGTGTCCGTCGTCAACGCTGCTGCAAATCGCAGTTATGTTGCTGAGTACACCATTGCTGCGGCCGAAGCTAATACTGATGTGGTCAAGTCGGTAATTGTCCCCGGTGATGTAGCGGGCGTGTGGAACGTTGACAGCACCATCGGCATGTACGTCCGGTGGGGTCTAATGGCCGGAACCACCTTTCAGCAGGCTGCGGGAGCATGGGGAACGACCAACGGCATGGGCACTTCCAACCAATTCAACTTCATGGGCACGGTCAACAACGTCTTCGAGCTGTTCGACGTCGGGTTGTACGAAGGCAATGTCGCGCCCGCGTTCATGGTGCCGGACTACGCCAGCGAGTTGGTGCTGTGCCAGCGGTACTGGCGGTTTTGGCTAGGGGGAGTTTTTTACATTTACGCTACGACCGGTGCGGTGGGCTATGTATCTTGGCCGATATCACCGCCGATGCGAATTGCGCCCACGGCAGTATTCGCTAACGTTACTTACGGCAATGCCTCTGCCTTCGGATTGAACCGGGCTTATGTTTCGACACTGACTTTCAATCTCACGATGACAACAGCGGGGGGCGGTTATGCAGTTAGTGACGTCAGTTTGAATGCGAGGTTGTGATGGCTGATTATCAACTTACCGCAACTGACGTCGTGATCCGCACCGCCGATCAGGCGTACATTCCGCCTGATCCGGCCAACCGTGACCGGATCGAATACGAGCAGTGGCTGGCCGATGGCGGCGTGCCTGATCCGGTAGAGCCGCCGATCAATCCTGAACTCGACTACAAGCCCGCAAAGACAACCGCTCAAATTCTGGGAGTAGGCTGATGTCCGCACTCGATCTGATTGCTACCGCGTCAGACCCCACCTTTGCCGGTCGCGTCATGATGATCATGTTCAAAGTCGCGCAGAATGTCGCCAGCGAGGACCCTGGCACAGCGAACCACACCGAACGCATCGCCTATTCCGGCATGGTGATCCGGGGCGAGGAAAAGCCGCAGATCGTCTCGGCGCACGTCATCTCATCTAACCCGACCATTGCGCAGGAAATCGAAGCGGATCCGCCCGCGCTGGGCTCCAACGTGCCCGACGGCGACATCGAGTTCGCCTTGGCCTCGATCTGGGACAGTCGTTCGTTGGCGTTTGCGGCTGCATAAAATGGGCGCGCTGGAGGAAGGGGGCAAGGTCGCATCTGGCACCGTCGAGGCGCTGAAGGCGCAACCGCTGGCGCTAGCGTTGGTTGTCGTCAACGTGATGTTTCTGGTGGCTGCCGCTTGGTTTTTGCACGATCTCGCGGGCAATGCTGCCGCCAACACGCTGCGCAAGGACAAGCTGGTGGCCGAGATGATGGAGCGCTGCCTGTTGTCGACACCTCCGCCCGCCAAGGATGACAGACCATGAACGTCAGCGAAGAAGTCGGCAAGGTCGCGGTCTCCACTGTGGATGCGATGAAGTCCACGCCGTTGGCGATTGCGTTGCTGGTAGTCAATGTCGGCTTCCTCGGCTTTGCCGCCTATGTGTTGGGTGAGGTCGCAGCCAACGCGCAGGAACGCAACAAGACGCAGAACGAGCTGATTACCAAGCTAGTCACTGACATTAGGGATTGCAGACAAGGTCCAAAATCGGAGGGCGTGAAATGATCGGCTCACTTGTGATGCTTGTCGTTTATCTGATTGTGATCGGCCTGGTGATCTGGCTGCTCACCTATCTGATCGATGCAATCCCGCTCCCCGAGCCCTTTAACCGTGTCGCTCGCGTCGCAATCCTAGTGATCGGTGTGCTGATCGTCATCGTGTTGCTGCTGCAGTTCGCCGGCATGATGGATGGCGGGATGCCAAGGCTGGGACGATGAAGCGGCAATCGCAGGTGGACGATTTGCCGCCGGTGCCACCGCCCCCACCAAGCATATGCCGAGGATGCTAAAATGGACTGGCCCCGCGTAATCGGCCTGTTCATCATGCCAATGTTGTGCTGGGCGCTTATCATCGCTGTCGTCTACTCCTGCATGAGGGTTGTGCAATGAATGCTCATCTCAAGCTTTCGTCTGCTGGCGCAAATTTAATTCAGCATTTCGAGGGCTGTCTCGAAAAGCAGAAAGACGGTACTTATAAAGCATACAGGTGTCCCGCAAATATGCTCACCATCGGGTGGGGCACGACCAACGAGGGAGCTAACAAATTTGATTCAACTACTCGATGGACGGCTACCCAATGTAACGAGGCTTTTCTCAAGGATATGGAAAGCTTTGAGATGGCAGTTTGTCGCCTGGTCAAGGTCCCGCTCGAACAACACCAGTTCGATGCACTCGTGTCGTTCTGCTATAACTGCGGCGAAGGCAATCTGGCGAAAAGTACTCTCCTCCGGAAAGTAAATGCTGAAGACTTCGACGGCGCGGCGAAGGAATTCAAGCGATGGAATAAAGGCGGTGGCAAAGTGCTGCCTGGGTTGGTGCGCCGACGTGATAGCGAGGCGCTGCTATTCCAAGGCATCAAGGACGACAACTACGACGGCAAGCCGGACAAGGTCGTTGCGCCACCGCCCGAGCCTATGCCGCAGATGGTGGATGAGCCGGAATAGGTGCGGGGATCATCTACAAAACAACTTCATCCCGTTCGTCCTTGGGGAACACTTGAAGGTCATGCTTATCCAACTTGGAGACGCATTCCGATAAGTGTTCCCTGACGTATGCTAATATTGCAGGGCCGGAATGAAACCATTCCCCCCGAAAGTGATCGGCACGAAACCAATTATGCAGTTTGCTCTCAAGCTTGGGTTCGGCGATTAAAACCAGAAGCGTGATGATGGTATGAGGCGATCCGATCTGCATGTTCGCTACACGATGTTTCCATCGCTTCGATTGTCCAATTTTGATAAATTCACCGGAGCGAACGAAGTAGATAAACGTCTTCTCTTCGTTAGGGACTTTTTTGGCCATCTGAATGTTTTCAATCAGTTAGATTTGGGTTCTTGGAGAAAATTAGGCAGCTTAAACTATTGATAACGCTTAATTTTCCGTTAACGCCTTCTTAATTCATATGATAAATTATCTTTTATTTTCAAAGGCTTATTAGGAAAATTAGGCACTTGGATCAGAATTAGGGACTCTCGGTTCGTTTTCTGTTCATGGCGGACTTGGCCAAACGCTTCTGGTCGGCCGCTTTGGTATACCGCTCGATCTCGCGTAAAGTCTTATGGCCGGACCAGGCCGCGATCTCTTTTTCGCTGGCTCCGTCCTCTGCAAGCCGCCGCAGCATGGCCTTCCGCAGGCCGTGAGCTACGCACTTTGCCGGCAACCCAGCCGCCTTGACTGCCGCCCTGATAAGCTGCGACAAGCCGCGCTCTGAGAACGGCCGTCCGTCTTCCCGGCCGATCAGCGCCAATCCATTTGACGGATAGGCCCGCATCGCGAGTTCAAGCTCCGGCAATATTGGAAGCGTCAAATCCACGCCTGTTTTCTTTTGGATAACATGTACCCCCTCGGGTGTAATGTCGGCCCTGGTTAGCTGCGCGACATCCTCAACCCTTTGGGCCGTGTAGAGCAGGAACGCATAGGCGAGGCGCTGGCGCGTTCCCACAGGCCATGCTGCCTCATAGGTCTTTAGTTCCCCTTCAGTCCATGTGTGATGCTCGCCACCTTTGAAACGGTCGATACCAATTATCGGGTTATCGTCGCGCCATCCTTCCTTGACTGCATACTTGAACAGCTTTTGCAAAACCGACTTCGTAAGGTTCGCCATGCCAGGCGATTTCGCGCCCATTTCCTGAATTAGTTTCGACGCCTGTTTATGCGTTATCAGAGCTGTTCGGTGTCCGTGCGCCTTTGCCAACGGTTCCAGCGCATAACGATAGGTCCGCCGCGACGATGGCTTTAGGTCGGCAAAAGAACGCGAAGCATA